GTCCAACTTCTTTTTAAGCTCATCATAAGACTTGAAGTTGCTTGGGTCAATAATCTTAGCAAGTGAATGCTGCTTTGCCCAGATAGCTTCAATTTCTGCGTCATCTTCTGCGACAGGGCTAGGAGCTGCAAACTCAGACTTGTCGTAGTTGCGATAGCCTTCTACTTGACGAATCTTTAGTTTGAAGTTAGCGCCATCCCAAAAGTCGAATGGGTTCATTGGATCTTCGTCTTGGAACTCAGGCTGCATTGCATCTTTGATCTTGTCAAAGATCTTCTTACCAAACTTGTAAAGGAATACTTTACCGTTGTTAGAAGGATTGCCTGAATCTTCGACTACAAGAATGTTAGCGTAGTAAGAAAGACGGCGCTTCTGCTTACGAGCTACATCTTTGTTTGCCTCAACACCGCTGTTCCAAAGTTCTGAGTTGAGTTCAGATACTGGATCAGTTTGCTTGAGTGTAGTAAGTGAGTTTTCGATGTACCACTTACCAGTTGGTCCTTGGAAACCGTGATTCCAAAGTTGTGCCCACGGCATGTCTTCGCCTTGTGGAGCAGGGAGGAAGCGAATAACGGCATAGCCATTACCTGCTTGGTCTACGGTTGGCTTCCACTCATTGTCATCACCTCGGTTGTTTTGCTGAGGTGCATCAAGTTTTTCAACTTCTTTCATGAGTGAATCGAAGTTACCACGGGCCTTACGTAGATCAGATAAAGAATTGAACGACATATTGTTTCTCCTAGTATGCGTTGTATAGTTGTATAGCGTTATATAGCGTTGTATTAAAACTCATTACCGTAAATTTCATTCAATTTGTCTTCGTACTTTAGTGCCATACTTTCTTTGTTAAAACGAACAAAGGGTTTGTACTTGCTAATAAGAAGACATACATCTTCTAGTACGAAATCATCATAATAATTTTCAGTATAAGGTCTCAATTTTTCTAACATAACTAATGTTTCTAAATTGATATCTCGACTCATATACATCCTGAAAATCAACGGATGAGTGCCTTCACTTACACCAGACTTTAGATCATCCTTCTCCATACGAAATAGAATATTATCTAAGTCTGTACCGAAATTATACAACATTTTTTGTTTAGTTGTCAACCATTTTTTGTGAGTTTCTAGTGATTGTGCATCAAAGATGCCTCCCCACTTATCCCCACTAACAAAGTTAGCAACTAGTATGTCGATAATTTCAGATCTTTTAAAGTCCCTTGCCAACTTACGAAAAGACAATATATCTTTTCGCTTTAGGAAAGTTTCTTTCTTTGCTCGGACAGCACCTTTAGTTTGGGTGATGTCGTAACTCTTTGTAGTAAAGTGTAGTTTGAGTGCCATGTACACTTTATATACTTCAAATGGGTCCATATTAAAAAGGTAGTTTATTTGCCTTCACCTTCAGTAAGTTTAAGTCCTGTGCTTCTGCTTGTATTTTGTCTTTGAGACTAGTACTAAGAAGTTTATTCACGCTTTCAATTTCGATGTCGTTTGTAAGACAATAGTCTAACAAAATGTCCATGCAGGTAGACTTTGTATGAACTGCTCTTCTTTCTATATGCTGAGAAAACTCAGAAGGCGTATTGAACTTTTTTGTGATGACATATACGTCTGTTAGTTTTTCTGGGTTAGCCATAAATTCGTTTACTACTCTAATTGTCAATCGTGTTCTCCTTCAACCAGTTATCTATGTAACTGAAGACATCATTAGGACATTCTATATATGGCGTTTTGCAAAGTGTAGATTGCGCTTCACCGGGTTTATCAAAACTGTGAACGATTGAAGTATTGAATCGCTTTGCAATTGATAGTATCGTCTTAGGATCACCTTTGCCAAAATGTACTTCGCTGCGGTGAGTAGGGTCAACTAACAACTGTAATATCCCTTGTACTACATCATCAACATGTGTAAAGTCTCTTTCTTTAGATCCGTTTCCAAAAATAGTAAGAGGCTTTCCTTCTAAATAATCTTTCTTAAACTTTCGTATAACTGTGCTGTAAGGTCCGTAGTCTGCTTCTCTAGGACCATACACATTGTAGAAGAACATTTTCATAAACTTCAGATCATAAAGCTCTTCGTACATATCTAGAATACTTTCACAAGCTGCTTTGCTCCAAGTATAAGGATTGACTGACTCCTTATACTGTGTGCTTGAAGACGTAGCAAAGAACAAATATGTTTGCCAGTGTCTTGCCCAATCAGCAACAGCAGTTGTTGTAGTTATGTTATTATCTATCGTATCTCTTGGTTCATCAAATGAACGTCTAACACGAGGGCTATTAGCAAGGTGAATGATAGCTAAAGGGCGTGGTATTTGTTCAATGATATTAGAGGTAGAAACATCATCAAAGAAATACTGTATGTTAGGACGATCCCAAACATACTCGCCTTGTCTCAAATCATCTACTACAAAAACCTCAAATCCAATCTCAGATAATCTATCAACAAGGTGAGATCCTATAAATCCGCACCCGCCTGTTACTAATATTCTTGCTGAGGTTTCTTCATTCATAATACTATTATACATTATTGAGGGGATATGTCAAGTTATTTGTAAAAGATATGATCGTCAATATCTACTGTTTTAGCGTATGCGAGGCGCCAGTCTGGCTTGACATAGTTTGCATGATACCAAAGCGCACCATCTGTGTTGTCTTCGTGTCTGCCTGTAATAACTTCAGCAGCAAGAATATATAATCTTTGGTAATCAGAAGAGTTTCGTATTCTGTCTGACTTGCCGTCACAATACCAACTGAACTGACATTGATTGCGAATAGGAACTAAACGATCTTTGTGTTCAGCCCACCACTCTGAATGTTTTGCTTGATACACAACTGAACAGATATCATTAGGAAACTTGTTACTATCTACTCTATTTAGTGTGACAAACGCTACTGCTTTTTGGCCTTCGTATGATTCGCCACGAGCTTCAAAATAAATGTTTGTTGCCAAGCATTCAGTCTCTTCGTGTGCAAAGTCATACCAAGAAGGAATGATTTCAACTGTCTGTGTTACTTCTACTACATCTATTGGTTCTTCATCACTTTCATTATAAGCAAACATACTTACTGCGCTAAGAAATAATACTGCAAATAGCATAGCAAGTGTATCTTCTACTATATACATGATTGTGTTCCTTTAGTTTGGGCCCGTTAAGGTGGAACCCATACCTCAATCTTACTTAGTGTTTACCGCCAGCATTGCTTACAAAGGCATTCATTTCTTTACATAAATCTTGAATGTCTTCAAAGCTAGGATACTTCGGTAAAGTAGGATACTCAACAGTTTCTCCTGCATCTTTCAATGCATGGTATCTGTCTACGAGGTTTTCCTTTCTTGCATGATACTCTTCTACGAGTAAGTTTTTTGCTTCCATAAGAATGGAAAATCTTAGTTCATACGGATTTGACATATTTATCTCCTTGTGTGTGTGTGATGTGTCAAAATGGGCCCTTTTGATTATAAGGTGGTGCCCATACCTCATCTAACCTATGCGGCTAGAGCAAATGCTTCATCGTTGGCATTTATTGAGTTTGTTGCATTTGAGGTAGCTTCCGCACCTATTCTCCACATGCTTTCAGTTGCCTGTCGAATCTAAAACGCCCCCATATGTTTTATTGGTGGAGGCGACCGGAGTTGCACCGGTGTCCAAACTTCCTATTACATGCTTCATCGAATTAGTCTACTAAGATAGTATGAAGTTTACCTTCGTACCTCATAGTCACATACTTGCCACGCTGTACTTGTACTTGTACATCACGGCAAATCTGTCGTTGTTCTATTCTACCATTGTTCTCAGCACGAGTGCGTCCAACATTGGCTCCTGTGATTGCGCCGACTACTGTTGCAATGTCTTTGCCTGAGCCGCCACCAATCTGGTTGCCGATAGCTGCTCCAATAACACCGCCTACGATAGAACCACCAAGTGAGTTCTCAACATAGACTTCCTTAGTCTCGCATTCTTTCTGCGTGACTGAAACGTATCTAGGCTTCTCTGAAACAATTTCAATCTGTGCGAAAGCAAGTGTAGGTGCTATTAATGCAGCTAAAAGTAAAGTTCTCATATGTTTCTCCTGATTGTTTTATTGTTTACATTATAACTTAATACTGCGCTCATAGTCAAGCCTTAAATTCAACAACTTTTCGGCATAGTTGTCACGTTTCTCTATGAAGATTTGAGGATCATCTCCTTCAACACAGATAAGCACGGCTATTGTAGGAATCGGAATCCCTGTTCTCTCTTCGAACATAATAGCATAAGCAGTACATTGCATGAAGTAGTTATCTATCCACTCCTTGCGCTTAGGCTTCTTAGAAGTCTTGAAGTCTATAACACTCAACGTGCCGTCAAACTCAGCAATGCAATCTACTCGGCCTGCTAATCGCAAGTGATGACTATACAATGCAGTTTCTAGTGCGTGTATATTATCAATACGATCTAGAAGAGGACGAAACTTGAAGAACATCTCCTTGTCTAGTAGGCTAAGTTTATCATACGACACTTCATTGTTGAGAAGTATTTGCTCACATAGATCGTGAATTTTAGTTCCACGAGTAGCAGCTTGATTGCTTATCTTGTTAGCTTCTTCTTCGCCCACTCTTTCACGCCAGGCTTTGATACTATCCTGGGACATGTAAGACATGATGGTCGTGACTGAAGGGTAAGAAGAGCCGTCTGGGGTTTGATACATTCTACCCGTAGGAGTGCTTTTTGCGACGGCTTCTTCTATTTCAATTTCTTTATGCGAATGAATCATTAATGCTCATAATCTAAAAATAAATAACAATACTAAGATAGGTCAAATTCAGTCTTACATCCTGTGCATCGTAAAATGCCTTCGGATGGTTTTTCCATATTTTCAGCCATTCCAGTAGGAGCTTCTTTAGTCCAGCCTAATCTAGTGGCTATTTCTAATGCCTCGTCTGCTGTATGACCTTCATCGATAAAATGTTGGTAAATATCTTTACCTTGCCAAGAAATATTACACGATGGACAATTTTTCATCTGCTTTTCCTTTTTTTTAAAAAAAATTAAATCTCTATAAATATGAGACGTACTATTTATAATAAAATTGGCTGCCCAACGTGGACTCGAACCACGAACCAAGTGATTAACAGTCACCTACTCTACCATTGAGCTATTGGGCAAAAATTCTACGGCTAATCGCGATCGATTCCCGTCGAACCGCGCGTATAGTAATGAGAAATGAGTTGAGGGTCAACACTCACTAAGCAGTTGATGCGATTCTAGTGTAGGCTACGTCCCCAATCGACGATTTGTCGGGCTATTTAGCCTTTTTTGTCGCCTGAAGTGCGTGTCAATAAACTCGGTAAAAGAAAAAGGATTTCTCCCCATCCATGAGCGAAAAATTTGAGATTCATTCACACTTCAAGCCCGCCGGTCATCAACCTCAAGCCATTGAGGGGCTTCTCGAGGGATTAGACGACGGTCTGCGTGCGCAAACTCTGCTGGGCGTGACCGGGTCAGGCAAGACGTTTACGATTGCGAATGTAATTGAGCGATCGCAAAGACCGGCTCTGGTTATGGCGCCGAATAAAACGCTTGCGGCGCAACTCTACGGAGAATTTAAGGAATTTTTTCCTAACAATGCCGTCGAGTATTTCGTTTCCTACTACGATTACTATCAGCCTGAGGCGTATGTCCCCGCGTCTGATCTCTTTATTGAAAAGGACTCCTCGATCAATGATCACATCGAGCAGATGCGGTTGTCTGCTACGAAAGCGCTTATGGAGCGATCCGATGTGATCGTTGTTGCTACCGTCTCGGCGATTTACGGACTCGGCGATCCTTCGGCTTATCTAAAGATGGTCGTTCATCTAGACCGGGGAGATAAAATTGAGCAGCGAACGCTGCTTAAGCGTCTTGCAGAGCTGCAATACACACGAAACGACATGGAGCTTAAGCGCGCGACCTATCGAGTGAGAGGCGATGTTATCGATATCTATCCAGCAGAGTCCGAAAGAAACGCTATTCGAATTCAGTTGTTTGATGATGAGATTGAAAAGCTGTCCTATTTTGACCCACT